CGTCTGTTGAGCTTAAGCTCAAAAAGGGCGGTCACGTTAAAAAGCCCGTCAAGAAGCAGATGGGTGGCGTGATGGGTGGTCTTGATGCTTCCCCTGCTGTTCGTCGTCCTGTAGCTCCGGTTGCCGCGGCAGCTCCTGCCCGTCCGTCGCTTGCCGCTCGTCGGCGTGCGATGATGGGTCGTCGCGGTATGGCTGCTCCTGTCATGGCCAAAAAAGGCGGTGAGATGGAGTCCAAGGCGGAACACGCCAAGGAAATGCGCGAAATGAAAGGTATGGAGAAAAAGCTTGAAAAGCATAAATCCATGCCGGCATCAAAAGCGCATAAAGGGCTGAAGACTGGTGGCGTTGTCAAAGGTCAAGGTGGTTACAAGACCGGAGGCGTCGTTAAAGGTCAAGGTGGCTACAAGAAAGGTGGTGCTGTAAAAAAGCCTGTTGACAGCGGATCTATGAATGATTCGGGTCACGCTGTCGATATGCCGCAAGGCCGTAAAAAGCCTTCATCGCCTGTGAGTATTAATCGTCTTTCTGGAACGTTCAAAAAAGGCGGTAGCGTTAAAAAATACAATCAAGGCGGCAGCGCACCTAAGATGGTTAGCGTTGAAAAGGAAAAGTTCACAACTAACGTTGATGATTCTATGCCAACACCGGAAGAAATGAAGAGGCTTCGTGAGACTTACGACCGACAGCTCAAAAATGAGCAAAAGGGAAGTGAGAACTTTATGAAAAATCTTCGCCTTCGGAAAAAAGGCGGCTGTGCTTAAAGTGGGGGCTTCGGCCCCTGCTTTTTATTGAGGTAATAAAATGAAACTTCAAACCGTTTCTAAGACTGGAGCTGGCTCTAGCGCCGCTTTGGTCATGAATACAAATGTCACGCCGTTTAATGTCGGTTTTGGTGTCGTTGTCGATGGCACTGTTGACTATACGGTGCAGCATACTTTTGATGATCCAGCGGTTGGTTTTACCACTTGGTTTTCTCATCCTACGATTACTGGAGAGAGTACCAATCAGGATGGCAATTATGCTTTCCCTGTTACTGGTATCAAGCTGCTGGTGAATTCTGGTGATGGCACCGCTACTCTAAATCTTATTCAAGCTGGCATTTAATCATGCCTGTTGGGTATGGTGGAGTATCTGATCAGGCAAATACTAGCGACGGTTTCGCGCTAGATGTGTCGGCTCAGAACATTATCGGTGGCACTGATTTTGGCCTTGACGTAGGTGATGATGGAGTTGTTGATACGTATGGGGCTACTCCCGTAGTTATACTATACATCGCGGACGAGACGGATCCGGGGTATGTCTTGCAGGAAGACGATAGCAAAATAATTCTGGAGAAATCGTAATGTCTGATCAAAAAATTTCAGCGATGCCGAGTGCGGCAACTCTTGATGGAACAGAGGTAATTCCTCTTGTTCAATCTGGCGCTAATGTAAAAGCAACCATTGATGTCATTCGCGCATATGATTCTGCATATGGAGCGTTTAGCGATACCACAGATCAAACTGGAAATATAAGCGCAGGAACAGCAATCACATTTGATACCGTTGATGTTTTAGACAGCATTATTTTGGCTGACGACACCAAAATTACTGTTCCCTCTGACGGAATATACAATCTGCAGTTCAGTATTCAGTTCAAGAATGTTGATAATGCTCAACATGATGCAATTGTATGGTTAAAAATCAACGGCAGCGATCTTCCGAACTCTGCAACACAATACACAATTCCGGCAAGAAAAAGCGCTGAAATTTTTGGTTATAACGTAGCATCTTTGACATTCATGCTTGATATGAATGCAGATGATTATGTGGAAATTTACTGGATTCCAACTAATACCAACATCACTATTGAAAGTTTGCCTGCCAGCGTTTCTCCTGCATATCCTGCAATTCCCTCTATCATTTCTTGCATGTTGCAGGTGGCATGATGCCGGCAAAATCTAAATCTCAATTTCGACTGATGCAGGCTGCGGCTCATAGTCCGAAGTTTGCTCAAAAGGTTGGAATCAAGCCAAGCGTTGCTGCTGAATATACTGAAAGTAACGTTGGTAAAAAGTCCTACGGAAAGCTTCCTGAAAAGAAAGCTAAGGGCGGGAATGTCAATCTTTCGGTTGGTCGTGGCGAAAAGATGCCGGTAAGCCGTGGTGCTGGTTTGACGGCAAAAGGCCGCGAAAAATATAACCGCGAGACTGGAAGCAATCTTAAGGCTCCGCAGCCACAAGGTGGTCCGCGTCGTGATTCCTTCTGTGCGAGAATGGAGCCTGTTGCAAGAAAAAGTGAGCGCGGGAGCAGGTCCAGAGCGTCGATGAAAAGGTGGAACTGCCCCGGCTGGTGAAAGGATGGTAAATGGCTACTTCTGGAACAGTTGGGACTACCGTAATAAATGTCCAGCAACTGATTGATCATGGCGCTAGACGCTGCGGGAAACTAGCGGAAGAACTTACTTCAGAGCAGCAGGTATCTGCTAGAGAAAGCCTTTTCTTTCTACTTTCTCGTCTTATCAATATTGGCATTCAATATTGGGCAATCAATAAGAAGGTGATTGGTCTTCAGGCCAATAAATACATTTACGATCTTCCGCTTGGTTCGGTAGATGCTCTTAATGTTCTGTATCGTCGCCTTAATAGGCCGACCCCCAATGAAACTGGCGGGTATACAACTTCTGCTGGCGGAACGATTGCAAATGCTTTCGATAACGATATCGACACTATTTGCACGCAGACATCCGCAAATGGAAACATAGCAGTTAATTTTGGCACTGATAATCCCATTTATGCTGGCTCCATTGGGATATTGCCGGGGGTTAGCGGAACGTTCAATGTTGTAATTGAGTATTCGATTGACGGCTCTACTTGGTCAACGCTTTATAACCCCGGTCAGACCGTGTGGGTTGATAACGAGTGGCTTTGGTATGACATCGATCCGGGCCAAAATGTGCAGTATTACCGCATCCGTGAGACTGGTGGAAATACTCTATCTGTTCGGGAATTTTATGTTGGTAACAACAGCACTGAAATCACGATGGCTCGTTTGAACCGTGATGATTACACCAATCTTCCGAACAAGAACTTTACCGCCAATCAGCCGTTTCAATTTTGGGTGAACAGAACTATTCCGCAGCCACAGCTTTATCTGTGGCCTGTTCCTTCTGATCCATTTGTCCAGATGACTGTTTGGTATTCAAGGCAGATTCAGGACGTTGGTGCGCTTCAGGATGAGCTAGAAATCCCTCAAAGATGGTATGAGGCCACTGTATTCATGCTTGCGCATAGAATGGCTTTGGAATTGCCCGGAGTTCAGGGCGAGCGAATATCGTATCTTGAGAAAATGGCCGATAAGTATCTGTTTGAGGCGGAGCAGGAAGAGCGTGATAAGTCTCCGATTTACTTTGCGCCTTCAATAGGTTGTTACACGCGATAATGCCAAAATTTCTCGACACACGCGGCTACACGACGATTGCGATTGCAATCTGTGATCGCTGTCGCATGAAGAGGCCGCAGGCGGATCTTCGTCCTGATCCGAATTTCCCCGGCCTCAAGGTATGCGGGCAAGGGTGTGCTGATGAAAAAGATCCTTATCGATTGCCGGCTAGAAAGACGGAAAGGATTACCCTGCAATATCCTCGTCCTGACGTTAGTGTTGCCACGAATCCTAACGATCTGACTGCGACCGGATATGGTGGGTATGTAATTTCTACCGAACAGAACAATGATACCCCTGAAAATAATGGGAATCTTGATGGTCTTGAGGTATCTCCGTAATGCCAAATGTAAAAATCACAGATTTACCAGCAGCCCAGCCGCTTAATGGATCGGAAATTGTGCCGATGGTGCAGAACGGAGTTACCGTTCGCGCCACTACCGCGGCAATTTCGGCATCTCCGTCCCTCACGCAGACGTTCCTGACGCTTAATCAAGAGCTTACCCTGCCGAATTCAAGGGCTTTAAGCGCAGGTACAGGCATAGGGCTGACTGATGCTGGCGCTTTATCTACCCTCCAGATCGCCCTAAATGGAGCTTCTGGCTCATTGGAAGGTGCTGGCAATGGTCTGATAGCCAAAACAGGCTCAGGGACCGTTATAGCGCGTTCTTTGGCCGTTTCTGGAGATGGATTGTCGGTATCTGACGCAGATGGCGTTTCAGGAAATCCCACCTTATCTCTTGACGGGATTGCTTTGGCGCTTGCTCAGATGGGCGGAACTGGCATTGTAGCCATTCAAAGTGGCTCTACCGCTGGAACCGTGCTTATCGCCGGAACGGCCAATCAGTTAGGGGTGACAAACGGCAATGGTAGCGGCGGAAACCCAACAATCTACATTGTGGACAATGTGGTGTTGCCGGGAACGGGTGGCGTATTCATTCCGAAGGGTACTTCCGCCGAGGAACCTGTTGGCTCTGCAGGTCAATTCCGATTCAATACTGATACCCAAACGTTTGACGGGTATGCCGCTGGTTCTTGGCGTCAGTTCTCTCTTGCGGGTGGCGTAACAACGTTTAGCGGTGGTTCCACTGGCCTGACTCCATCTTCCGCGACTTCCGGTGCGGTAGTTCTTGGCGGGACATTAAATCCTGCCTCTGGTGGAACTGGGGTAAATAATGGATCTTACTCCATTACTTTGGGCGGTAACGTCAGCACGGCCGGAGAATTCACGACTTCTGGTGCGTATTCGATCGCCCTGACAGCGACTGGCGCAACTAGCGTAACCCTTCCGACTTCTGGGACTCTGGCGACGCTTGCCGGCGCAGAGACGCTGACCAACAAGACAATCTCTGGGTCAAGCAATACTCTTTCGAATATTGCGAATGCGAGCCTCACCAATTCATCGGTGACGTACAACGGTATTACTGTGGCTCTGGGCGGATCTGGAACTATTACTGCTACCACAACTGCCGCGCTGACTGTCAGCACTGG